CGTTCGATTCTCACTCGATGACTTCTTGCGCGGCAATCCTTACGAAAGAGCGCAAGTGTACGAAATTCTTAATCGAATCGGCGCGATGACAGTCGAAGAGATTCGCTCTGAAGAAGATCTGATCAGCTAATGAAAGGAAACGAAATGAAGCTCACTATGCCACTTCAGCTCACAGCTGCAGATTCGCAAGAGCGCACAATCAAAGGCCGAATCGTTGCATTCAACGAGCCGGCTAATGCGAGCACTGGAAAGGTTGTCTTCGCTGAAGGTTCAATCGCTCCGACTCCGGTCTTCTTGAACTTGGAGCATGACTACAAGCGCAGAATCGGAAAGACTCTCGACATGAGCTTGTCTCCAGATGGAAAATCAATCGAAGCCACGTTCAAAATTGCAAACACCACCGCCGGCACAGACGCACTTGAAGAAGCTGCAACTGGACTCCGTGACGGATTCAGCGTGGAACTTTCGGTCAGCGATTACGTCTCACAGGCAGATGGATCGATGAAAGTCTTAGCCGGTGAACTTACTGGCGTCGCACTTGTAACAGAGCCAGCTGTACGTTCAGCTCGCGTCTCACAAGTAGCAGCTGAAGAAGCTGAAGAGATCTCTGATCCGGCACAAGCTGAATCAGAAGAAACAACAACACCAACAACAGAAGGAGACGAAGTGGAAAACACCGTCACAAACGCGGACACCGTCGAGACGGTAGAAGCCGCACAGTCAGTCACAGCTGCAGCGAAGTCAGTGGGAACATTCACAACTAAGCCACGCTTAGACTTTTCTCCAGCGAAGTATCTTGAAAACACAATCAAGGCTTCACTAGGATCAGAAGAAGCTCGTCAGTACGTAGCCGCCGCAGCGGATACAACAGACAACGCAGGTCTGATCCCTACACGCCAGCTTTCAACAGTCATCAATGGACTTGCGAATGCAACACGTTCAAACATCGACGCAATCACACGCGGCACACTTCCAGACGCAGGCATGAGCTTCGAGATTCCTAAGATCACACAGCTTCCAGGAGTCACCGTAGAAGCTGAAGCCGGAACAATCGAAGACGTCGATCAGAATGCGGCTTTCGTGACAGTAGATGTCAAGAAGTACGCAGGAGCACAGACATTCTCTGTCGAACTTTTCGATCGCTCTTCTCCAGTGTTCATCGACGAATTGATGAAAAATTTGGCCGCGCAATATGCGAAAGTCACAGATACAGCTGTGAACGCAGCTCTCATCGCCGGCGCAACAGCTGACGGCACAACCATCACAACATATCCAACAGCTGCGGAGCTTCTTGGCTTCGTTGCTCGCGGTGCGGCTTCTGTATATCAAGGCACACAAGGCTTCGCTAAAAACATCATCATGAACACTTCACAGTGGGCTAACGCGATGTCACTTAACGACAGCGGCCGTCCAATCTACAACGCTTCACAGCCACAAAATGCTGGCGGCGTTGTCACACCTACTTCAATCCGCGGAAACATCGCCGGACTTGATCTCTATGTCACAGCGAACACAGCTGCAGGCACAGACACCGATGGATCTATCTTGATCGTAAATCCGGAAGCTTATACATGGTTCGAGAGCCCTACTTATCAGCTTCGTGCTGACGTAGTAGCAACAGGTCAAATCTCGATCGCGATGTACGGCTACGGCGCAATCGCTACCAAGATCGGCGCAGGCGCGTTCAAGGTAAATAAGGCTTAATCGCCTAAATCAATCATCGGTCGCTTCGCTCCCGAGGCGGCCGAGCAGTAGAAAGGGAAGAGCTCATGTCAGCAATAGTCTCGGCGTCATCGCTTCGATCAGTGCTTGGCGTGAGCTCTTCTCTCTACAACGACGCCTATCTGGACGATATTATCGACACAGCGCAGGGCGCAGTCTTGCCGCTTCTGTCACAAAACTCCACAGCCGTCGTCGAATACAAGCTTGTCTCTAATGTCGCCTACTTCTACACACGCGACACACATAACTTCGTCGCTGGCGATTCTGTCGTCGTTGCGGCACTTCCGTCACCGTTCAGCGCGACTCACACAGTCGTCAAGGCTGACGCTAAATTCTTTACGGCTGCACTAACGAACGCAGATGTCGCGATCCGTCCGATCATTCCGAACGGCACTGCAACCTTATCCGGCTATGGTGCGGCCACTTATTACGTAGGCAATTCCAACGTCGAGAGTGCAATTCTTGCCGTCTCCGTTGAAGTATTCCAATCTCGCACAGCTGCCGGCGGTCAAATCGAAGGCGTAGACTTCCAAGTAACTCCGTATCGCATGGGTCGCGGTCTAATGAATCGCGTGATCGGGTTACTTGGAAATCTTGTCGATACCGGATCGATGGTCGGATAATGCCAGCGAGCACAATCGCCACAAGCGTCCGTGGAGCTATTAAGTCAGCCATCGCGAACGTTGCTGCTAACACATACGACTCTGTCCCAGAAGCACCGATCGTCCCATTCGCGGCCGTCGTACCATCGAATCCATATCTTGAAGCTAATCTCATCGGCACATCGACTCGCGTTCGCGTGAATCTTGTGATCACTGTGGGAGTGGCTATGCACTCGAACGCAGCTGCACTCGACAATATCGAACAGCTAGTCATGAGCATTCTGGCGGTTATTCCGTCAGGTTACACAGTCGGCACTGTGTCAAATCCAACGCCACTCACAATCGGCGCGTCAGAGATTCTTGCTTGCGAAATCGAGCTCTCTACGCAATACACACAAACAAACTAGGAGCAAAAATGGCAACGACCGTCATTACCGGACGCGATCTCGCACTGACGATCGCGACCACAAGCTACGACGCACAAGCGTCTTCTGTAACACTTTCCAATGAGCACATCATCGAGACATATCAGACACTCGATGGACGCGCCTACAAAGCAATCGATGATCAGTGGACTCTCGAAGTCGAAATGCTTGCAGACTGGGGAGCTTCTGGATCACTCTGTGAAGCACTCTGGACAGCTTGCGAATCATCACCGAACACAACTCTGGCGGTATCACTTACAGCTGTCACTGGAGCGGTCTTCGCTTGCAACGTGCTTCCAGTCTTTCCGTCTGTCGGCGGTTCAGCACCGGACGCGCAGACTGTGTCGCTATCATTCACAGTAGTCGGAACACCGACAGAGACATTCAGCTAAGAGATAAGGAATCGGGAGCATGAAAACACCTATCACAATCGAATATCAGTCTGGGGAGTCTGCGACATACGTCGCAGCTCCGCCAGAGTGGGCGAAGTGGGAGATCAAGACTGGATTCACAGTCTCGCAAGCTGAAGACAAGATCGGGATCAACGATCTTCTCTTCTTGGCATATCACGCCATGAAACGCGAGAAGGCTGGACAAGCCGTGAAGCCATTCGATGTCTGGTGCGAGACAGTCTCGGACATCAAGACAGGAATCTCCGAAAGCCCAAAAGCTACGCCGTCGGAAGCTTAAATCGCACACTGATCGAACTCGCAATCGCGACGAAGATCCCAATGAGTGAATGGCAGACGGCGGAACAGATCATCACAGCGATCGAGATTCTGGAGAAAATGAATGGCAAGTAAGCAAGGCGTCTACGCGATTCAAGTAGAGCCAGCTTCTCTTCGCAATTTATTCCAGACACTCAACAAGCTGGACAAAGAGACTCAAGACGATGTCAGATCGGCCGCGCTTCCACTTTCGCAGCGTCTAGCCGGTCAGCTTCTTATGTTCAGCCAATCCGCACCATCACCACAGACAAAGCTTGTCGCACAGTCAATCGTGGCGAAGCGTGATCGTGTGATTCGTGTAGATGTAGGCGGTTCGAAGAAGGTCGGTCGAAAGTACGGCGGAGAGCAGTCAAAGTCTGGCAAGGGCAACAAGGTTCGACAGAATCAAGCTCCAGCCGGTGCGCTTCTATGGGGAACAGAATACGGATCTGGAAAAGGCACAGACGCAATCGGTCGTCCCTATTCAAATCGATTCAAAGCTGCACGAAATAAGCGTGGCTATTGGATAGCTCCAGCGGTTGATTACTACACGCCAATCGTTGCGAAAGAATACATCGACATCGTTCAAACAATCATCAAGAAAGTGGGTCTCGACTAATGGCCGGAATTCCAAAAGTCAAGATCACCTTCGACGCTGACTTCGATGAATTAAAGCGCGGAATATCTGGCGCACAAAATGAAGTTCAAGGCTTCGGCGATCGAGTTGCAAAATTCGGCAAAATGGCAGGGGCGGCCTTCGCCGTAGCTGGAGCAGCTGCCGCGGCATATGCTGGAAAGCTTCTTGTCGATGGCGTTAAGTCTGCAATCGCTGACGAAGCTGCACAAGCCAAACTCGCTACAACTCTTCAAAATGTAACCGGTGCGACAGAAGGACAGATCGCAGCCGTAGAAGCACAGATTCTCAAGACTTCACTATTGACAGGAAAGACAGACGATGAGCTTCGTCCAAGCTTCGAAAGACTTGTCAGAGCCACAAAGGATTCAGACGAAGCTCTCAAGCTTCAATCAGTGGCCATCGATGTCGCAGCCGGATCAGGAAAATCACTTGAAGCCGTAACGAACGCGATGGCTAAAGCTGCAGAAGGTAACACTGGAGCTCTTTCAAAGTTAGGCGTCGGACTGACAGCTGCACAGCTTAAAACGATGTCAATGGACGAAGTCACAGCTGCGCTCGCTAAGACTTTCGGTGGACAAGCTGCCGAACAAGCTGACACGTTCGCCGGCAAAATGGCACGTCTCAAAGTCGCATTCGATGAAGGTAAAGAGACAGTCGGTTCATTCGTACTTGACGCCATCACTCCGATGATTACTTTCATCGTGAATAATGTAATTCCACAGCTCTCAATTCTGGCAGATACTGTCGGAAATTATCTCAAGCCAGTCTTCGAGTCTCTTTCGACTTATATGACCGAAACACTGATTCCAACTTTCCAGGCAATCTGGTCATTCATCGCGGACTATGTAATTCCAACAATCGGCTCAATCCTTGTCCCAATTATTCAAGGGCTATTCGGTGCATTCAATAAAGTCAGCGACGCGGTAAAAGCTAACGAAGAAGATCTTGCTCCACTCTTGAAACTTTTCAAAATTGTGGCGACTTTCGTTCGTGACAATCTTGCTCCGGTAATTGGAACAGTGCTCAAGACAGCTCTCACCGTCGTGGGAGATCTTGTCTCTGGACTCATCACTGGATTCTCGAAGCTTGTGGGAATCATAGGCAACGTCGTCAGTGCGATCAAGAATGTCATCGATCTGGTACGAAACAATCCAGTCGTCAGCGGTATCTCTGGCGTCATCAATTCAGTCTTCGGCGGCTTCCGAGCCAATGGTGGATCAGTCTCCGCTGGCACTCCGTACGTCGTGGGCGAAAAGGGCGCAGAGCTATTCGTACCAAATAGCAGCGGCACAATCGTCCCGAATGGAGCTATGGGCGGATCAACAACGATCAATCTGACAGTAAATGGAGCAATCGACGCAGAAGGCACAGCTCGCACGATTATCGATGTCTTAAATAGATCAACAGCTCGCGGCACTCTTGGCGCAGGAAAGTTCAGCTACGCATGACAATCTTCAATCCAGACTGGAAAGTCACAATCGGTTCGACTGAATACACAAATATCACTCTGTCAGGCGTGACCATGACTTCAGGCCGCACGGACATCTATAGTCAGCCAGTCGCAGGATACTGCTCACTCGTCATCGTAAATCTTGACGAATCCCAATTCACTTTCGCCATCAATGACGGACTCACTCTTCAAGTAAAGAATTCAGCTGGAACGTACGTCTCAATCTTCGGCGGATCTATCACAGACATCGCCATCGATGTCGCAGCTGCAGGAGACGCAGGAATAGTCACGACGGCTTCTCTGACAGCTCTGGGAGCTCTTTCCAGACTTCCGAAAGCTCTGACTGAAGGCGTACTTTCAAAGCAACTTGACGGCGTTCAAATTGAAACAATTCTCACAGATCTTCTTGTCAATAACTGGAACGAAGTACCTGCAGCTCTACAGTGGAACACATACCCAGCGACTACAACTTGGCTCAATGCCGAAAACACAGGGCTCGGAGAAATTGATTCGGGAATCTATGAGCTGGAAGCTCGTACTTCTGACATCACAGACATGTATTCACTCGTCTCGGCTCTGGCCAATTCAGGCTTCGGATACTTGTACGAAGACGCTCAAGGCCGAATCAATTATGCCGGAGCAGATCATCGCCAGAATTACTTGGCCGCTAATGGATACACGACACTTTCGGCGAATCAAGCACTTTCCGCCGGCATTCGTACAACAACTCAAGCTGGAGATGTACGCAACGACATCGCTCTGAAATATCGCGCCGGTACTGAAACAGCTACAGATCTTACTTCGATCGCTACTTACGGCAAGCTCTCACAAAGTATCACCACGACTCTTCACAATACTGTGGACGCTCAATCACAAGCGCAGCGGTATCTCGATCTTCGCAAATTTCCACGCGCGAAATTCGAATCTATAACTTTCCCAATTACGTCACCGGAGATCGATGATTCGACTCGGGACGCACTTCTGGGAATCTTCATGGGACAGCCAATCAAGCTCACAGATCTTCCACTTAATATCTCCGGCGGACAGTTCGAAGGCTACGTGGAAGGCTGGACGTGGAGCGTCTCGTATAACTCGATCACCCTGACCATCAACGTGTCTCCAATCGAATTCTCGACTGTGGCCGTCTATTGGTCACAGGTGAGTGCTTCCGAGACTTGGAACACTCTGTCCAATACACTTACATGGGAAAACGCAATAGGAGCGGTGGCATAAATGGCAACGACAACGAACTTCGGGTGGGAAACACCGGACGACACAGATCTGGTCAAAGACGGCGCGGCCGCTATGCGTACGCTCGGCAACTCTATCGACACATCATTCGTCGATCTAAAGGGCGGCACTTCTGGTCAGATTCTTTCAAAAGCTTCAAATACTGATCTGGACTACGCTTGGATCACTAATGACATCGGAGACATCACAGCTGTCACAGCTGGAACTGGTCTCACTGGTGGCGGCACTTCTGGAGCAGTGACTCTCGCAATCGATTCGACTGTGGCAACACTTACAGGATCACAAACTCTCACGAATAAGACTCTCACAGCTCCAGTCATAACCCAGTCGATGAATGCTCAAACTGGAACGACTTACACTCTGGTCTCTGGCGATAAGAATAAGCTCGTCGAGTTAAATAACGCGAGCGCGATCACACTTACACTTCCACCTTCTGTCTTCAGCGTAGGAGAAAGCATCGATGTCTATCAGCGCGGTGCTGGTCAAGTTACTTTCTCACAAGGCGCAGGCGTCACAATTAGATCAACAGGAGCAACTTCTACAGCTCCAAAATTGCGCGCACAGTATTCGGCGGCAAGTGTGATCTGTATTGGCGTCTCTGAATTTCTCGTGGTGGGCGATCTTTCTTAAATGACTAAACTTGGAATCGTAGCTTCTCAAAATTATCCGCGCACTTTCTCGGTGGACTTTCTTGTAATTGCCGGCGGCGGTGGGGCGGCCGACGCCGGCGGTGGTGGAGCTGGCGGATATCGAACTTCTGCTGGAACTTCTGGCGGCGGAGCAAGTGCTGAATCAGCTATTTCTTGCTCACCTTCGACCAATTACACAGTCACGATTGGAGCAGGTGGCAACGGTGGATTCGGAACTAATCCGACAAACGGATCGAATTCAATCTTCAGCACAGTGACATCGACTGGCGGCGGAGCTGGCCGCTATGCAAATCCGTTCTCCAATGGTAATTCTGGCGGTTCTGGCGGTGGCGGTAGCTCGGTTAGCTCAAACGGCTCTGGTGGAGCTGGAACAGCGAATCAAGGTTACGCCGGCGGCGGATCAATCTATAACTCTGGCTATGCTGGCGGTGGCGGCGGTGGCGGCGCAGGGGCTGTCGGTGGAACTATGAACGCCGCTACAGCTGGAAATGGCGGAAATGGCGTCTCCTCAAGTATTACCGGATCAGCTGTGACACGCGCCGGCGGTGGTGGCGGTGGTAACGCTGGAAACACAGCTCAATCAACTGGCGGTTCTGGCGGTGGTGGATCAGGTGAAGTCGGTAACAACAACAACGCCGTCGCTGGATCTACGAATACAGGTTCTGGCGGTGGTGGCGGCTATAACAACGCTGGAAAGGCTGGCGGTTCTGGCGTTGTAATTCTTCGCTATCCAAGCGCAAGGACTATCACAATCGGCGGCGGATTAACTGGATCAACGACAACAGTGGGAGCGAATAAAGTGACAACACTTACAGCCGGCACTGGAAACGTGAGCTGGTCATAATGGCACACTACGCATTCATCGACGAAGATAAAGTCGTCACAGAAGTCATCGTCGGAGTAGACGAATCCGAAACAATCGAAGATTTGACTCCCGAAGAATGGTATTCACAATTTCGTGGACAGACGTGTATCCGAACTTCTTACAATTCAAAGATCCGAAAGAATTACGCTGGAATCGGATATTCGTATTCTGAAGAGCTTGACGCATTCATTCCACCGAAATGTCATCAAGAAGCAACACTCGACGAAGAGACTTGTCTCTGGAATTGCACGAATGGAGATCACGAACGTGTCCAATTATCCTAACGGAACAGCTGCGCTCGCTATAGAAGTCGCTCTTGCCGAAGTAGGCACAATCGAAGAAGGCGACAATCTTACGAAATACGGAAAATTCACAAAGGCCGATGGATTGCCGTGGTGCGGTTCATTCTGCAACTGGGTTCTCGCACAAGCTGGAGTCAAGGTTCATTCAGTCGTCTCCACAGCTGTGGGAGCTCATAAATTCAAAGAGATCTCACGATGGTCAGATACTCCAATTCTCGGAGATCTTGCGTTCATGGACTTTCCACACGACGGCGTCGATCGTATTAGCCACATCGGAATCGTTATCGGAATCAATGGCAAGACAATCACAACAGTCGAAGGAAACACTAGCGGCTCGGGAGATCAGCGAAATGGCGGAATGGTCATGATCAAAGAGCGCACGATCGGAAAAGAAGTCGTCGGATTCGGACGTCCAAAATACACTCCATTCAAAGGCGACTATCCGGCGATCCCTGTCTCTGCACCGAAGAAGGCTGCAGAGCCGAAGAAGAAGGAGAAGAAGACATGGACAAAATGAAGCTAGTAGCTGCGTCATGGGCACGTTCATTCATGGCGGCGTCAGTAGCTCTCTACATGGCAGGCGAGACAGATCCGAAGAAGCTTGGAATGGCTGGCCTTGCGGCTGTCCTACCGGTGATTCTTCGCTGGCTCAATCCTAAAGACACAGCTTTCGGGTTATTGGGGAAGTGACTCGGAGACTACTGTGGGCAGCTCTAGGGTTATCGCTTTCGCTAGGGCTGTCCGCGTGTGGTCAATATCAGGGCTGGACTCGTTATGAATGTCAAGAATTCGAAAACTGGGAGAAGCCTGAATGTAATCCGCCACAGTGCAAGGCTCTCGGAGTCTGCACTGAAGACATATATGGAGAAGATCCCAATGGGCTCAAGTAAGCCAAGAAGATTCACGAATGAACAGCTGAAGGCAAGACTGATCGTGTTCATCGGAGTGGCTCTGGCACTGACTTTCATGTTCTCGGTGGCCGGAATGTTGTACGCGCTTATTTTCGTCACCCAGCCACTTGGTGATCAAGCTCCGAACGATCGAGCATTCATCGAGCTTCTTTCAACACTGACGATCTTCTTGACTGGAGCTCTGGGATCTGTCCTTGCTTCTAACGGACTAAAAGACAAGCCGAAAATCGGGGAAGACACGCCGAAAGATACGCCTGAATCTTGACCTTGTCGGTTGAATGCTTCACTCTGTACGCAGGGAGCGAAGTTCAGTAGCTCTCGGATCGGGAGCAAAATGTCTACAGCATTAACGGCACAGATCATCGTCTACATGGCGATCTTGTCATTCATCTCATTCGCTTGGGGCTATTCAAAGGGTCATCGCGACGGAATCGTCATCGGCCGAATTAAAGCTCGAAAGCTTCAACGTCTAACGAAGGCCGGTGAATAATCGTGTCATTCCTGGAAAACTACGAAGACGTCGCTACAAGAATCAAGCGACTCCATGCCACACACCCAACAAATAGAGTCGAGACATCGATCATCGACTTCAATGCGCAAGGCGGCTACATATTGGTCGAATGCCGGATCTTCAAAGAGTACGAAGACGAAAAGCCATCAGCTATCGACTTCGCGTTCGGTCGCGTTGAAAGCTACAACGTACAAATGAAACGATGGTTCGTCGAAGATACTGTCACGTCAGCGATTGGACGTTGTGCTGGACTTCTACTTGGAAGCGACGTTCGTCCAACTCGTCAAAATATGGAGCAAGTCGAGACAATGCCGAAAGCATTCGCGGACAAGCCAGAAGTCGATCTATGGGCTACTCCACTAGCTGAATCCGGATTCGCCACAGCTGGGTCAGCTATCGAAGACATTCAGTCAAAACTCGGTGGCGAGATCTTGTCAGAAGCTCCAATCTGCGCACATGGACACATGATTCTCAAAGAAGGCACATCACCAAAGACATCAAAGCCTTATCGCGGACACGTCTGTCCAGAAAAGACAAAAGCCAATCAGTGCGCTCCGATCTGGTACGAAGTAACTTCGTCCGGCTCTTGGAAAGCGCAGGGATAGGGAATGGGATATGTTGAATTCATTCGTCCCGATGGCTCATCAAAAGTTATCGGCTATGACGGCGAAGTCACCGAGACTTCAGCGGCCGACTTGGACTTCTGCGATAAATGCCAAAAGTGGCAACCTAAAGAATTCGGAAGAGTCGAAGGAGCTGACGGAATCAGTCTTCTGTGGTTCTGCGTCGAATGTAAGTGAAGAAGTGAAATTCAAAGTCACTTATGCGGATCAGATACGTGCACATGAAGTCGCACTCGATCGAATCAAACAGATCAATGGCATTCCGGATCACGATTCAAGGTTCGACAAGAAGCTCTCATTCCACGAATTCGTGGCACAGATGGCCGAATCTATCTGCGCCGAAATCGTCGTGGCTCGATACTTCGGACTCGCGGACTTCGATCCAGCCGATTCACAATTCAAGAAAACGGCTGACGTGGGATCTCGAATTGAAGTCAAGTGGACAAAATACGACGCAGGGGCTCTCATAATCGGAGACTCTGATCGCAACACTGACATCGCCGTTCTAGTTACCGGCACATCACCGGTCTATTCGATTAAAGGCTGGATTCCAGTAGCTATCGCGAAGAATCAGCGATGGCGTCGAAGAGATCAACCTACCTTCTGGGTGGATCAATACAACCTGCACCCAATCGAGAATCTAAGGAGATCAAGTCATGGAGAAGCTGCGCTTCCAATGTCGAGTAGAGAAAAAAGTAACTAATCACGCCGTATTCGAAAATGAAGTACCGCTAGGCGATGAAAAGGTTCTTGTCCAATGTCTAGGCTGTGGCGTCATGGGCGTCATGGATCGGAGTGAATCACGTGGCTGAATTCGACTATCGCTGCGAAGTCTGCAGCACTACAAAGACAGAATCGCGACCAATCAATGAGCTCGAAAGAATGCCGTACTGCGACAGCTGTGTGATCCCAATGAGACGGATCTATAGTGCAACACCGGCAATCTTCAAGGGTAAAGGCTGGGGCGGTTCGAAATGAGCCCTGTGGATAACCTGTGGACGACACGCAGAAACTCCGTTCGACTTATCCACAAAGTTGTGTCCTATTTGACTTCATGGGTACGATGTCAGCTCTCGCAGCGAGCCGCTGTGGCGGATAGCTCGCGCGTGAGAAGTCATCTAGTGGGAGTTCTATGCCTAGTTCTAGGCTGTCTCGCAATACAGACAAATCCTGCACAAGCTAAAACGACAGCAACTGACTATCTCAAGCTCTATGCTCATTCAAGAATTATCAATGAAGAGCAATACAAGTGCTTCTCTAAGATCATATTCAAAGAATCTAGATGGAATCCAACAGCTAAAAATGGATCACACTATGGACTTGGTCAGATGAGATCCAAGTGGTATCGAAACTTAGATCCCTATCGACAACTCGATGAGACTCTTAGATATATAACAAAGCGTTATGGTTCATCATGTAACGCATGGAGATTCCATGAGAAGAAGGGTCACTACTAGATGACACTCCACTCACAGCGCAAGAGCAACAGCACACAGTGGAAGAAGCTACGTCTGCGCATACTTGCAAGAGATGGAAGAGAATGCTTCTGGTGCGGAATGGACGCGACTACTGTGGATCACATCGTGCCAGTAGCTAAGGGCGGCACAGATGAGCCAGAAAATCTCGTTGCTGCTTGTAAGCGTTGCAACTTCTCGAAGCAAGACAAGCTTCCAGATGAATTCGTATTACAAAGAGCCGGTCTTTTTTCGAAGGCTGATTCCAC